ATAACTAACGAAATCAGTGCAGAGGTGATGTAATGGATATGATAGCGCTGTTCTTTAAGCAGGGCGATGACATTGTCGTTACTGCCCGGTATCCCGAGATACCAGACGGCACGGGTATGACGGCGACGTTCTATATCAAGGATGACAAGACGACGCCTGACACCGACCCGACGGTGTTGACGTACGACAGCGATGTCGTGGCAGACCCTGACAGCCCGGATGCTACCCTGTCGCAATTTAGCGTGCCTTCGGCGGACACCCAGGACACCGGTGCATGGTGGTGGAAGGTCAGGGTCTTCGATCCATTCAACAACGTCAGGACCGCTAATCAGGGTCCGTTGCTTATCGAGGCGGTGTAACATGGTAGCAGGCAAGGAAGTAACGCCACAGGACGTAGATAGCACGGAACGGCTCATGAGATACTGGACTACTGGGCCGGGAGGCTCCCAGATAGTGTGGGGTACAAAGGACGACTTCTACAGATGCGAAGCCCTTCTCGGCAAGTATGTCAGCCCTGAAGAAGTAAAGGGCCTGTGCTCAAATCTACACGAGCGTGCCACCGGTTTCAGACCGGGACATGCACCCACGGAGCAGTAGCAAACGCTGTCCCGTATATAGAGCGCCGGTCGTGGTATAGACTTTCGCGCTCGACTCAGCTATAATCTACGCGAGCAAGGATGAGGAATGAGCGAGACTGCTACTGAAGACACAGGCGCAACCGGAGAGGCCGGCGCACCCGCTGCCGACGCTGCAAATGCTCAAGAAAGCCACCCTGAGGACCAGGCGGCTGAAGAGCAGCTTCACGAGGTCATGCAAGAAGAAGACCCCGAGAAGCTGAAGGAGCAGGTCGACCACTGGAAGCAAATGGCCCGGCGGCACGAACGTGCTGCCCGGGATAACTCTGGCGCGGCCAAGAAATGGCGCGAGCAAGAGGATGCCAACAAGTCTGAAGTTCAGAAGGCGATAGAGGCCCAGCAAGCGGCAGAACAAGAGCGAGACGCCTTGAAGATGTCGCAGAGCAGGATGCTTGCCGCCGCCGCGAAGAACCTGTCGCCCGATCTGATCGACTACCTCGGAGATGGAACGTCCGAAGAGATCAATGAACGGGCAGAGCACCTGGTAAGTATCATCGAAGCAGAAGTCACGAAGCGAGTCCAAGCAACGCAAGGCCAACCGCCGAATGGCACCCGCACACGGGGAGGCCGACCTGCTGAGCAACTCTCAGGTATGCGTGCAGGATCAGCTCCGTCAGACAACGCGACGATGACAGCCGACCAGATGTTCCGGCAGCTCATGAACGGTGAGCAGTAACCCTACCTAGCGCAAGCCAGAACGTCATAGTACAGTACCGCGCTTGCGCGGAAAGAGCAGTCAATGCCTACATATGGCACGCACATCGCGCGTACCACGACAGGCTCTGACCCGCTGATTCCTGAGCCTCTGGCGGCCTCCATCATTCAGATGGCCCCAACTCAGAGCGCGGCACTGAGCCTGATGAACAGCACAACTCTCTCATCCAAGACGCAGCGCCAGCCCGTCCTTGATGTGCTGCCGGTCGCGTACTGGGTCGGTGGCGACACCGGCATGAAGCAGACGACGCTGGAGCAGTGGAAGAACGTCGTCATGGTGGTCGAAGAACTGGCCGTCATCGTACCGATCCCCGAGGCATATCTGGACGACGCGGATGTGCCGCTCTGGGGCCAGGTACAGCCTCGTATCGTGGAGGCGGTCGGCCAGATGATCGATTACGCCGTCATCTGGGGCGTCAACAAGCCGGTCACCTGGGGCGAGTCTGTTTTCCAAGGCGCGCTCAAGTCTAGCCAGGCTCTTGTCGAGGGCGCGAACGCTTCAACTGACCTCGGCCAGGACGTGTCCAACCTCGGCTTCCTGATGGCCCAAAACGGTTACGCGGTCAAGGGCTTCGCGGCCCAGCCGGGTATCAACTGGCGTCTCGTCGGCATCCGCTCCGCGCAGGGCGTGCCGATCTACCAGCCTGACATGACGGCCGGTGCGGGCGGAACCCTGTACGGCTACAGGATGGCCGAGATCGACAACGGCTCGTGGAATGCTACAGTGGCGGCTGGCGCTACGCTGATCTGCGGCGACTTCAGCAAGGCGATCATCGGCCTGCGTAAGGACATCTCGTTCAAGATGTTCACCGAGGGCGTTATCTCGGACGACTCCGGCAAGGTCATCCTGAACCTCATGCAGCAGGACTCCGTGGCGCTGCGCATGACGATGCGGCTCGCGTACGCGACGGTCAACCCGGTCACGATCATGCAGCCCAACAAGACGATCACCCAGCGTTGGCCGTTCGGCGCTCTCCTGCCGAAGACCAGCACGCTGACCGCCGCGCCGCCTATCAACGTTATCCAGGCACCTCCGTACCCGTACACCGGCTCGTTCATGGCCGACGACGCGGGCGCCAATGAAGCAACCCTGGAAAACGAGCAGGACACACCGGCCATGGAAGCCCACAACCAGGCTTCCGACGAGATACGCGAGGAACGCCAGGCCGTGTCCAGGGGCACGAGGCGTCAGGGCGCAAGCTCATCCCAGGAGCGACGTTCCAACAAGGAGTAGTCGGTGACGATTCCGGCTGCAGGCCTACCTAGTCTGGCTACGCCCGATGATATCGTGGCCAGGCTAGGTAGGAACCTGAACCAGACAGAAGCAGCACGCGTGGATGCGATGCTGAAGGATGGTAGCGCCATCATTCGCCGCCGTGCGCGCAATACCTTCATGTACGTGGCATCTGACCTGCTAACCATGTCGGCGTCAGATGGTCTTATCGTGCTGCCCGGACGGCCGATCTACAGCATAATATCCGTAGTGGCCAAGTCCGGTAACGCAATGATACCGGACATCCCGGTCACCTGGTTCATCTTCGACGGCGTGGACACGGTCACTATACCGGAGCCCAGCTTCTCGGGCATCATCAACCTGCCCACCTTCTGGTACGTCGACCAGTGGTATAGTCACTCGTACGACACCACGTACGAGCACGGCTACAAGGATGTGCCGGCAGACATCGAGGGCCTTCTGTGCTCGGCCATCATCTCGGAGCTAGCCACTCCGACGCAGTCAGCAACTCTTCAGGGTGAAGTGATCGGAGCGTATAGCTACACCATGCGCCGTAACCTGAGCGCCGGCTCTGGCGGCTCGTCTCCGGCGATGGCCGGTATCTATGCCGCGCTCAGGGACTTCGGCATGGAAGAGATACTGGCCGACTACAGAATGAAGTCGGGCTCGATCGCGGTGAGGCGGAGTTAATGTATCCAGGCCTGCCATACGGCAAGATGGTGACTTTGCGTCGCCGGGTAGTGTCAGGCCATGATGAATACAATAACGATACCTACACCGTAACGGATGTTCAGGTCGGGCCTTGCTCGGTACAGCAAGGACATAGCGGAGAGCAAATAGCATTTACAGATCGCGTCACGACCGACGTTACTGTGTATGTTCCGTACGGGACTGACGTTGATTACCTAGATGCTGTTATCGTTGATGGCGTGGAGTATGAGATAGTCGGCGACCCGGCACAATGGCTGTCTCCGTTCTCGGGCCATACCGCGCCTATCCGCGTCGAGGGACAACTAGTGAAGGGAGCGTCTCAGTGAGTTACAACCCTGATCACGAAGGCATGCGACGCTTCCTCAACTCTGAGGGCATGCAGCGCGTAGTCGAGCACTATGCCAACAAGATCAAGGACCGTGCCGAGGTCCTGGCCCCGATTGGCTCGCCAGCAGAGCCGGATGAGCACGCAGGCAGATACAAGGCAAGCTTTAGCGTCGAAGTCCATACCCATGGCGGAGCTACCCGCGACCGCGCGGAAGCTATTGTCAAGAACGACGCGCCAGAGGCCGTGTATGTAGAGTTCGGTGATCGAGGTAACGAGCCTTATCACACTCTCCTGCGCGCGGCGGTGGAGGCGAAGAACCTGTGACACTCACCCGGACTGTAACGCCCATGCCGGACGTAGAGATTGCGCTTCTGTATGCTCTCGCGCAGATGGAGCCAAGCCTACGGTTCGTAACGTCTATGCCGGCCGGCGACCTAGTGAACATCACAGTCCGCATCAGGCGAGTCAGCGGGACGATGGGCCATACACTCTGGGTGGACCACCCTGTAGTGGACATAGACGCCTGGGGACAAATAAACCAGGGTACCAAGATGTCAGAAGTATCTGCTGCCGCGCTGAATGTTCAGGCTGACATGCAGTCCTTGAATAGCGCCATAGTATTGAATGGAGTAATACAGCACGTTTCTGTAATTAGCGGACCCAAATTTGTATCGGAGGCAAACCCCGGCTTGTTCCGTAACAACGCCTCGTACCTAGTGCGAATCCATCCATAGGAGATAGAAGTGTCAGACAGCAAACTAGATCAGAACCCCCAGGTCACCACAGACAACCCCTCTCTGCTCGGTCTCACTCCCCCGGCGACCGGCCCGTACAAGGACAACACCCTGCTCTACGCCGCTGGCGATGTTGTGTGCTGGGTCGGCCTTCCCAACGTCGGTGCGCCGCTCGGCTTCGAGGACCCGTCAGGCATCACCGCGGGCACGTACAAGTGCCTGGGCTGGGTCGACGTGTCCGGCTACATCTTCAAGCTCGACGAGACCATCAAGGACATTCCAGCTGCTGGCGTGCTGACGCCGGTTCGCTCGATCCTGACCGGCGGCTCCAAGACGGTTCAGGCCACCTTCCTCGAAGGCATGAACCCGTACGTGCTCGCACTCTACGATGACGTGCCGGTCTTCCCTGCGGCAACGTCGCCGCTCAAGGCAACCACGACGGCCACGTCGGCGCTACCGATCAACTCCGCGGTCTACGTCATCCCTGACCCGCCCGCCGACAACCGGTACGGCCTGATCTTCGACAGCATCGACGGCACAAAGCAGGAGCGCCTGTACGCACCGTTCGCCAAGGTAACCGCTCGCGGTAACCGCCAGCCTCAGCAGGGCGACATCGCCACCTCTGACCTGACGTTCACGTTCTACCCGGGCGTCATCGGGTCGAACACGTCGGCAGTCGCGCAGCGGGCCGTGAACTACGGCAAGACCATGTCGACCTACTTCGTCTGATAGGCGGCTGTCATGACTACAGATGCTGAGGACAGAGACAACGTCGTCCCGCTGCCGGATGAGGTGGATGAGGAGGAAGTCGACCTTGACCTCGACTCCCAGGATGAAGAGCTACGCCGTGAAGGTCTAGGCAAGCCCTCGACGGTTCGGCTCGATGGGACAGTCATCCACATCATGCACGCCGGCGACTGGTCTAGCTCGGCCATGCAGGCAGCGTCGGGCGGCGACTGGGACACTTGGGCGCGCCAGGTTATCGAGGACGATGAGGAGTTCAAGGTCTGGGAGGGTGCAGACCTTCGCAACTACCAGATCGAGGCCGTGTTCAAGGAGTGTGGACGCCAGGCCCGGATGTCCATGGGAAAATCCAAGAGGCAATCTGGGTCACGCGGACGTACCCGTCAGAGATAGAGGCAGACCTACAGCGTTACTACGGCCTGGACTATGTGAACCTGTTCATACCAGGCAGTAGGCTGACGTGGCGCAAGCTACTGGTTCTGCTTCAACATCTACCGCCGGAGAGCGCCTTGAACACCGCCATGCGTAACGACATGTCAGAAAGTGAGATGGCCAAGGCTGGTGCTAAGCACGACCCGACCAAGGGTAGCTGGAGCACCGTAGAGTCCATGCTGGCTTCCCTGATTGATGAAATACGCATCGGCAACTGGATGTACGCTCAGGCGCACTCCGATCAGAAGGTTACCCGGCCAACGCCGATTCGTCGGCCTGGTGTCGAACGCAAGGGCAGGCTCATGAGTATCGAGAACGCCCAGAGGCTGGACCCGCGCCTACGTGGTCTCACACCTGAAGAGGCTCAGGCCCAGCTAGACATGATGACCGGGAGAGGATGATGCCGTTATCGCTGACGAGATATTCGTTGGTAGCGTATCGGTCGGTGTCGTCCCTGACCTGCGCGGATTCAACGATAAACTCCGCGCAGACCTCGTACCGGCCGCGAACGACATCGGCAAGGAGATGGGCCGCGAGATGGCTCGCGGCATCATGGATGGCCTAGACATCGGCAAGCTCGTAACTGAGGCTACGGCCAAGGCGCAGGTCGTCGCCAGGCGTGAAGGCTATTCGCTCGGGTTGTCATATGGTCGGTCGATGCGTCGCGGCATAGAGCTGGCAATGGAGGACATCAGGGT